CACCATGCCCCGCCAGCAGGATGCAGCTCTTGCACCTGCAATGCCGTCCGAGCCTATCAAGTACGAAGCAGGCGGGCAGGAGATCGAGCTTTCGCCGGAGCTTATCAAATCCTATCTGGTCAGCGGCGACGCCGATAAAGTCAACGATCAGGAAGTTATGATGTTCCTGAACCTCTGCCGCTACAACCACCTGAACCCGTGGCTGAAAGAGGTCTATCTTATCAAGTACGGCGATAAGCCCGCAACGATGGTGCCCGGCAAAGAAGCCTTTATGAAGCGCGCAGAGCGCAACCCCCACTTTACCGGCATCGAATGCGGTATCGTAGTTCACAACACCAGCACCGGGCAGATCGAATACCGCGAGGGCAGCGCGGTCTATGAAGAGTTTGGCGAAAAGCTGATTGGTGGCTGGGCTAAAGTCTACCGCGACGACCGCCAGTTTCCGAACTATTCGGAGTGCGCCTTGGCCGAGTACATCGGCCGCAAGAGCAACGGCGACGTCAACCAGCAGTGGAGCGTGAAGCCTGCGACCATGATTCGCAAGGTAGCCGCCATGCAGGCCATGCGCGAAGCTTTCCCGAACGACCTTGGCGCAATGTATTCCGCAGAGGAGCAGGGCGTACAGGAGCCGGACGGCATGATGGCAAACGTACAGCAGACTGAACCGACCTTTAGCCGCCGCCAGCGCAAGCCCAAAGCCCCCACACGACCCGACGTCGAGATCATCGACGCCACCCCGAACGACGAAGCAGACCCGCTGGCAGCTCTCGAAAACGCTGCCCCTGAAAGCGATACGCGGGAGGTCGAAAAATGATTTCCACCAGTAAAACAGGCGTCCTTGTTTATGGTGAGCTTGCCAAAGAGCCGGAATTTAAGCGGCTTCAGAATGGCGGCTACCTCATGAAGCTGAACGTCCGCTACGACAGCGAAAAGAACGAGCAAGGGAAGTGGCTTGGCAAATTCATTGACGTCAACGTCTGGCGCGTTGATGTTGACCTCTGGAGCGATATGCTTCACAAGGGCGACTGCATCATCGCCAGCGGCAAAAAGGTCGAGCCGCACGAATACAACGGCAAAACCTATTACCAGCTTGACGCCGAGGACGTCACCCCGTCGGGAAAGACGCAGCTCCGTTGGCTGCAACAGGTCATCAATGCCGTATGGAGCGCAGCACCTGCGGAACAGCCCCAGACAGCCCCGGAACCCCAGCAGGAACAGCAGGCAGCGCCGCCCCCGCCCAGCGCAGAACCCGCCCAAACTTACCAGCAGCCACAGCAGCAGCCTGCCGCACCTGCCCGCCAGTACACAGAGGACGAGATGCGGATCATCGAAGATGACGTCGATGACCTGCCGTTCTAAGGAGGGCACACGATGGCAACGTACAGACAGATATACATATCTTTTTGGAGTGACACAAAGGTCTGTGACGACTTCACCCCGGAAGATAAGTATTTCTACATCTACCTGCTGACGAACCCGCACACCAACATCTGCGGATGCTACGAGATCAGCACAAACCAGATGGCGCAGGAGCTGGGCTATAACGAAGAATCGGTCAAGAAGCTGCTGCGCCGCATGGAACAGACACATGATGTCATCCGGTACAACTGGCAGAAAAAAGAGATCCTGATCTTGAACTGGCACAAGTACAACTGGACAAAAAGCCCCAAGCTGGTGTCAGCCGTCCGCAGCGTCGCCCAGTACATCAAGACGGACGAATACCGCACCTACATCATGACGACCCTTGAACGCATTGCCATCGGTGAAAAAGAACCCGCCCCGCATCCTGCGGCGGCGGGCACTCTTTCCCCGGCGACACCTATCCAGCAGCCCGCAGCCGTTACCACCCGCCAGAAATCGGACGAGGAAGAGATCATGAGCCGGATGGTGGCATCCTATGAGCAGAATATAGGCCCAATCAAACGCGCCGTCTTTGACGCCATGCAGATGTGGTGGAAGTCCAAAGGCATTGAACCTGACATGATTTGCGCTGCCATGGATGAAGCTGCCCTGCAGAATATCCCGAACTGGACATACGTCGATGGAATTCTGCGCCGCTGCCTGTCCGCTGGTATCACAACGCTGGCCGGATTCCGGGCAGACCGACAGCATTTCCAGAACAAACGAAAAGGAGGTACGCCCACCGCCGCGCAATCAGAGCAGGAAGAACCCAGCCTGTACGCGGCGTTTGGCATGAACTGATATGAGCATCGAATCCGCATTGAACCGGGTCGTGCAGCAGGCGCAGGCCGTCCAGAGCGTTGCCCCGGACGACTACAAAGACCCGAAGACCGGGCTTTTGATGTGCGGCAAGTGCCACACCCCCAAGCAGTACCATTTTCACAACGCTGCATTTGACCTTGGCCTTGTCCCTGTTTTGTGCGACTGCCAGAGGGCAGCCCGCGAAGCGGAACAGCAGAAGCGCCGGGATGCGGAACGCGAAATGCTCACAGCGCGACGCAAAGCGGCCTGTTTTGGCGTCAACGACCGAAAGGCGGCATACACCTTTGACGCCGATGACAACGCAAACGCAGCGGCCACAAATGCGGCACAGGGCTATGTGCGGCACTTCACAGAAATGCGGGAACGTGGCCGGGGCCTGTTTTTTATCGGGCCGTGCGGCACGGGCAAAACCTTTTTGGCCTGCTGCATCGCAAACGCCCTGCTGGATAAAGGCTACACCGTCAAGGTCTCGACCTTTGCCGACATCGCAAACCGCCTGCAGGGGACGTTTGACAAGGAATCCATCTACGACGAGCTGAACGCCGTTGACCTGCTCATACTGGACGACCTCGATGCAGAGCGCGACACCTCGTTCATGCAGGAAATCGTTTTCACCGTCGTGGACAACCGCTGCGCCGCCCAGAAGCCCCTGATCGTTACATCCAATATCACCCCGTCCGAATTTGCGAACCCGAACACCATCGAGCGCCGCCGTGTTTTCAGCCGCTTGCAGGAAGTTTGCATCCCGGTCGAGATCAACGGCAAAGACCGCCGCCGCGAAAACATGATGAAAAGCTGCCGCGACGACCTCGCTTACCTCAACACATAAAGGAGAACCGCATGAAGTACGAAATCGAACTCCGCATATTCAGCAAGGAAGACCGCCGAACCGTTGCGGCTATTTTGTCAGATAATGGCTACGACGTCGGCCAGCACACCAAAAAAGCCGGGAAGACGGGCCGGTCTACCGTCTACTGCATCCACGCCACGGATACCAAGAAGGAGGAAACCCCGAATGAAGTATAAGCACACGGACACCACCGTTGAAGCCTACCAGCTCACCAAAGACTACGCCACCGACGCCCCGAAGTGGGTGCGCGACCGCATCGGCACCCGCCTGTTTGAGAATAGCACCATCCGGGACGGCTCACTCCGTTTTGACGGTCTGACCCTCATTATCCAGAACCACAAGCTGCGGGAACGCATGACCGCCCGCCCCGGTGACTACCTTGTTCGGCTGCCTGACGGCAACGTCCTTGCATACACCAAGCGCAACTTTGAGCAGCTCTACACGGCATCCGGGGAGCAGCCCGCATGATTATTTCCTTTGCCGTCCCCGGCGAGCCTAAAGGCAAGGCCAGACCGCGCACCGTGCAGATCGCAGGCCACGCCAGCACCTACACCCCAAAGGAAACGGTCATGTATGAGAATCTGGTGCGGCTCTATTATCAGCAGGCCGCCAGAGGATTGCGGCTTTCCGGCCCCATACAGGCCGAAATCGTCAGCTATTCCTCTGTCCCGAAATCCACCTCAAAAAAGAAAAGAGCCTTGATGCTTGACATCAAGACCCTTTGCCAGAAGAAGCCAGACGTTGATAATCTGGCGAAAATCGTTTTGGACTCTCTGAATAAAATCGCCTACGACGACGACGCGCAGGTCTGCCGCCTGCTGGTCGAAAAGCGATACGGGGAGACCCCTCAAGTGCTTGTCAGATTGAGCGAGCTGGAACCATGAAGATTTTATACTACATCTTAGCATTTGCCATGGGCTACTTTTTCCGCATGAGCGGGAAGTCCCGCAAAAAGCACGACCAGCCCAACACCCACGAGGATGAACTTATCAGGCGCGAACAAGAAGCCGAAACTTTCGGCGATCTTTGAAAGGAGCATCATCAATGGCCATCCAGAACTACGAAGAAATGTCCATCACGTCCCCGGCCTTTAACACCGTCCGCGAAGCCTTTGACATTGCATTGCAGCGGCTTTTGAAGAAGATGGAGAAGTCCAAGATGGACGAGGGCCAGATTGCCCTCAACGTCACCGTCACCAACGAGGACGTCTTTACCGACGGCGATGCAGAGCTGGGCGACACGGACGGCCCGGAAAAGAAACCTGTCCTCAAATATAAGATCACGACCACCGTCCCCATCAAGGACACCGACGACGGAAAGACCGACACCGGCATGGCACTTGTCTGGGACAAAGACCTTGGCCGCTATGTGCTGGTCTACATGGCCACGAACCAGACCTCTATGTACGACAACCCGCCCGCAGGCGGCCCAAAGCAGACCACCATGGACGCAGCTCACCAGATCGGGCAGGGCACGGGCGCGCTGATCGACATCAACACATTCAGGCCGGATGATACCGACGACGAATAACCACCACCGGGCAGCTTTTGGGCATAAAAAGAGCCGCCCACCCTCAAACCTCAAACGGTCTAAAGATGAACGGCGCCGGACAACCGTTATTATACCATTTGAGCGGAGGAATTGCAAGTGCAGCAGTCAGCGAAAGACCGTCTTTCCGAATACCTGCCAATGGCTATGGAGAATAAAAATCGGCTTTCCCGCTTGAACGATATGCGGGACGCCGCCGGGGGACTGACGGGTATCCCGGAAAGCGACGGCAGCGCACACACAGCGGGCAACAGCCACAAGATGGAAGCTGCTGTGGAGCGGTACATCGAATATGAAAAAAAGATCCTGCCCCTTTTGAAAGCAAACTCCGACAAAATGAAAGAGCTGGAACGCATGGTCGATGCCATCCCGGACGGCCTGCAAAGGGAAGTCCTGCGCTTGCGATACATGGACGCGGAGTGCGAAGATACCTGCAGACCCAAGAAATGGAACGCCGTAGCCCTCACGTTGTACGGAAACGATGACCGAAAATACATTGAAGCCGTCCTTAGAATCCATAAAAAAGCCATTTTGACCCTAGAAAGCACAGAAAATGTACCACAAATGAGTATAAATGAGTATAAATGAGGTAGAATACGCATACCAATCTGTGATACTATCACAATGCGAAAAGCGACAGGGAGCTTCCGACACTCCCAGCCGCTGGACGCAAAGAGAATAGCGCACTCATTCTTTTCTCTGCCCTGCCACCTGACCGCAATAGCGGCCGGGTGGTTCTTTTTTGCGCAGAAATCGGAATGAGCGCCGCGAAAGGGCAAAATACATCTGAAAGGAGGAAAGAACTGTGTACTACATCATTTGCAAAGTGGACGTTCCTGGTTTTCATAACTGGCCGGACGCCCCGGCGGAGCTGGCATATCTGCGCAGCGTCCACCGCCATGTGTTCGGCATTACCGCAAAAATCCCTGTCACACATGACGACCGCGATTTGGAGATCATCCAGACGCAGAACCGCATCCACCATTTTCTGTCCGACCGTTTCGGCGACGAAAACGGGCACATGGCCTTTGGCTCTATGTCCTGCGAGATGATCGCAAAACTGATTGCCGATACTTTCGGCTGTGCGGAAGTCACCGTACAGGAAGACGGGCAGGGAGGTGGCGTCTATGTTAGGACGTAACGTCAAGATTCACTTTGCCGGAAGTGACGGCAGCAAAGAAAACTTTTGCGCACTCGTTGCCGCAGATACTCACTATCGCCTGTACAGCTGCTACAACTATATCGTCGGCAAAAAGCCTGACGACGATTTCAGGCTGCCGGAAGATGATATTATTCTGGAGCAGCAGCGGCAACAGAAACACGTCATTCAGGATTCCGGCCTTTTCACTCTGATGTTCGGCGCTGGCAAGGGACAGAAGCAGACCATTTCCACCCTGACCGAATGGCAGGACAAGCTCATGGCCTTTGTCAAACAGAACCACATCACCGCATCCATTGTCGAGATCGACTGTCAGAAAGTCCTTGGCGTTGATGAAGCATGGTATTTCAGGCAGCGCATGAAGGACATGATGCCGGAGAGCAAGCAGATCAACGTCTTTCACTTTGAGGACGGACAAAAGGGCCTTGACCGCCTGATTGAATTTTCCGACTACATCGCCGTCAGCGTCCCGGAGTGGCGCATTGTAAAGCCTGCGACCCACAAGCAGGATATACGCTACATCACCCACTACATCAAGAACAAGAAGCCTGAAATCGATATCCACCTGCTGGGCTGTACAGACTTCAAAATCATCCGGGAAAACAATTTCTGCACATCCGCAGATAGCACGAGCTGGCTTTCCGGCGTCAAGTACGGCTATATTGACGACGGCTACCGAAAAGAACACATCCGCAATTTCAAGCGCAGCCTGTACAACGAGCGCGAAGCACAGATAAAAGCCATGATGCTGGCCCGTGGCATCGAACCGACAGGCAAAAAGCTGGTATACACCACAAACGCCAGCCTTTGCGCGACCATCTGCAAAGACCTGTACGCCCGCACCTGCGGCCCACAGGACTAAATAACACCTACCAACAGGAGGACAAAATGAAAAAGACCGACAAGAACTACTCTATCCTGCTGACCCTGTTCGTGATCTCCATCGTCATTGCGAACGTCGTCGGCAGCCGCACCATCACCACCGGCATCCACCTTGGCCCCATCACCCTGTCCACATCCGGCGGCGCGATCACCTACGCCGTCACGTTCCTTTGCACCGATATCGTCGGCGAGATCTGGGGCAGAAAGAAAGCGCAGAGCATGGTTTTCTTTGGCTTTGTGGGCCAGATTTTCGCAACCATCGCAATTATCCTCACAGGCTGGTGCAAGGCTGTAGACCCTGTTATTGATGGCGCATATCAGACGCTTTTAGGCCAGAACTGGGTATTTGTCATCGGCAGCCTGTGCGCCTATTACGCATCCCAGAGCTGGGACGTCTTTGTGTTCCACAAAATCCGTGATGCCTACATCCGCAAGCATGGCGACGTCAAAGGCGGCCGCTGGATCTGGAATAACGGCTCCACCTGCACAAGCCAGATCATCGACACGTTTATTTATGCCTTTATCAGTTTCGGTCTGGGCCTTGGCTGGGCATTTACCCCGGAGGGCCGCATGAACCTTATCGGCATGATGATCGGCCAGTACCTGCTGAAAGCCTGCCTTGCTCTGGCAGATACGCCGTTCTTCTATTTCTTCACCCGCCGGGAGGTAACGGAACATGGCAATGAATATCAGGAGAATGCAGCTTGCAGATCTTAAACCTGCCAGCTATAACCCGCGCAAGGACTTACAGCCGGGCGACCCCGCATACATCAAGATAAAGCAGAGCCTTGAAACCTTTGGCATGGTCGAACCCGTCATCTGGAACGAAAAGACCGGGCACGTCGTGAGCGGCCACCAGAGAATCAAGGCGCTGTGCGATATCGGGGAGACCGAAACTGACGTTGTCGTCATAAACGAAACCCTCAGAGAGGAAAAGAAGCTGAACATCATCCTCAACCGCGCAAAAGGCCGCTGGGATAATGAAAAGCTGGCACCCCTCATGAAAGAGCTTTCCGAACGCGGCAACGTATCCCTCACAGGCTTTGAAGACTATGAGCTGCAAGGCCTTATCGACCAGTACCAGAACCGTCTGGCCGATATTCTCGACTACACACCGCCTGAACCACAGCCGGACAACGAGCAGGAAGAAGAACCCCCTGCCGACGCCACATTCTCGATGATTTTTTCCATCCCGGAGCAGTACAAGGGCGCAGTGGACGCATACCTCGAACAGGACAACGCCCGCGCCAACCTCTCCGCTGCCATCATGGAAAGCATCAAAGGGGAGGACTAACGCATGGAATTTGAAGTGAAGCGCATCGCGGATATCAACCGCGCTGCATATAACCCCCGCGTCGATCTCAAGCCGGAGGACGAAGAATATCAGGCCATTGAGCGCAGCTTGAAGCGCCACGGTCTGGTGCAGCCTATCGTTTGGAACCGTCGCACAAATACCGTTGTTTCCGGCCACCAGCGTTTGACCGTCCTTGAAGCACAGGGCGAAACCGAAGTCACCGTTTCCGTCGTCGATCTGGACGACATCAAGGAAAAGGAACTCAACATCGCCTTGAACAAGATCACGGGTGAATGGGACGACAAGAAGTTGACCGACATCCTCACCGAGCTGGGCGAAGAAGCAGCCGACACAGGATTCACGCTCCCGGAAATCGACGTTTTGAGGGATGAACTCAAATCCTACTTTGACGACGTGACCGAAACCGACGAAGAACCTGAAGAGGATATGGAAGATAACTTCCTGCTGAGCCTTGACTTTGATGCAGCCGACGAGAAACCCTTGAAAGCCTACATCAAGGAACACGGCGAGGATGCCATCGTCAAGATCATCGTCGATACCGTCACCGCATCGGCATGACCGGGCCTTTTCTCCCTGCATGACCCTGTAAGGAGAATGCCATGGAAAAACAGGTCAAAACAAAGGTCTGGGAGCAGCAGCCCAAAGAGAGCGACCCGGCCTATGCTGCATTCTCTTTATACCGGGATATGGGCAAAAAACGCACCGTGTCGGCGGTGGTAAAGGAATGCGGCAAGAATCGTAGTCTAATCGACCGCTGGCACAAAGGCCACAACTGGGCCGCCCGCTGCCGGGCTTACGATAACAGCATCGACGAAGAAGCCCGCAAAAGCGCAGCCAAAGAAGCGGCCGACATCCGCAAAACCCATCTGCAAATAGCCGCCCAACTCCAACTAAAGGCACTGAATGCCCTGAACCTTTTGGCCCCGGAGGATATGACGCCCCGCGATATCAAGGAGATGCTGAAGCTGGCCCTTGAAGTCGAAAACAACCTCGTACTGGAAAAGGCCCCGCAAGAGGACGCGAATGCCACCCCCAGCCTGATGCAGACCATCGAGGAAGCCTATCAGCGCAGAATGGATGGTGAAGCAGATGACAAGTGACGCCGTGCTTTTTTACGCAGGCCACCCCGTCGAATTTGTCGAAGATATCATAGGAGCCAAGCCGGACGAGGAGCAGGCCAACATCCTGCGAAGTCTGGCCGAGAACCCCATGACGGCTGTTCGCTCCGGGCACGGCATCGGAAAGAGCGCCGTGCAGGCGTGGGCTATTATCTGGTTTATCTGCACCCGCCCTTACCCGAAAATCCCCTGCACAGCCCCCACACAGCACCAGCTATATGACATCCTCTGGGCCGAGGTGTCCAAGTGGCTGCGCAGCAACCCGGCATTGCAACGGGAGATCACATGGACGCAGGAGCGCGTCTACATGACGGGAGCCAAAGAAGAATGGTTTGCCGTCGCCCGAACATCGAACACCCCGGACGCCCTGCAAGGCTTTCACTCCGAAAACCTGCTGTTTATCATCGACGAAGCATCCGGCGTGGACGACAAGGTCTTTGAGCCTGTTCTTGGTGCCCTATCCACAGAGGGAGCGCGGCTCCTGATGTGCGGAAACCCCACCCAGCTGCAGGGCTTCTTTTACGACGCTTTCCACAAGAACCGGGCAGAATATCACACCATCCACGTTGACGACCGAAACAGCCCCCGCGTGTCGCAGGAGTATATAGACCGCATCCGCACCATGTACGGCGAGGATTCAGACGTGTTCCGCGTCCGCGTGGCCGGGGACTTCCCGAAGTCCGAGAAGGACGTCTTTATCCCGCTGTCCATGGTCGAGAAGTCCATCAACACCGACTGGAAAGAGCCGGAAAAGCCGCTGTCTGTTCATATCGGCTGCGACGTCGCCCGATTTGGTGACGATAAAACCGTCATCGGCTACAAGGTCGATGAAAAGGTCTATTTTTATCAGAAAATACAGGGACAGGACACGGTGCGAACCGCCCACGAAATAGCCCTGCTGGGATGCAGGCTTGTCGATAAATACCACCTCGAAACCGCGATACCCGTCAAAATCGACGACGGCGGCGTCGGCGGTGGCGTAACCGACAACTTGCGCCAGATCAAGCGCAGCGACCCTGACCGTTTCTGGTGGCTCTCCATCGTCCCGGTCAAGTTTGGCCAAATCATCCGGCACAAGTATTATCACGACACGACCACCTACATGATGGCCATTGTCAAAAAGCTACTCCAAACCATTGACGACGACGGCAACGAAAAGCCCGTTGAACTTATCCTGCCCGACGACGCAGATCTGGCCGCGCAGCTCTCCACCCGTAAATACGGTATCACGGAGAAAAGCAAGGTCAAGATCGAGAGCAAAAAGGACGTCAAAGCACGCGGTCAGCCGTCCCCCGACGAAGCCGACTGCATTTTGCTGCTGTGCCTGCCCGTCAAGCCCTCGAAAGCTCACCCGCCAAAGGGAGCAGGAAGAAAGGAGTAAACCCCATTGGCAACGAATAAGAAACCGCGCCCCATGCAGGCCCGCATCATCAAAGGCCGCGAATACAAGCCGCCATTGCAGCCCATCCAGAAGTCCGACACCACAACGCAGGTCACGGAGCAGGAAGCTTTTAACGCTGGCGACTGGATTGAACCGCCCTATGAGCTGGCCGGTCTGCATGATCTTGTCCGCGAATCGACCATCCTGCCGCAGTGCATCCGCGCCTACAAAGACAACATTGCAGGCTTTGGCATCGGCGTCAAGTACGCCGAGGACGTCAAGGAAAGCGATGAAGCCAACGCGGAGTACAACCGCATGGCCAGCATCATTGAGCTGCTGAACACCGAGCAGGACACAAAGGAAGTCTTTGAAGACCTCATTGAAGCCCGCGAAACATACGGCATCGCCTATCTGGAAGTCATCCGCAGTCTTGACGGACAAGTCCAGCAGATCGAATTTCTGCATGATACGCCGTCTATCCGAATGACCGTCCCGCTGGAACCCCGCATTGATACCGTCTACTACTCCCACGGTGAGCCTGTCCAGCGGAAAAAGAAATTTCGCAAATTCAAGCAGCAGATCGGCGGCAAGGTCGTCTATTTCAAGGAGTTTGGCGACCCGCGCCGCATGGACTGGCGCGACGGTCATTACCTCGAAGATGGAGAATCTCTCGATATCACCTATGAAGCAAACGAGATCCTGGACTTCTCTATCGGCATCCAGCCCTACGGAGAAGTCCGCTGGATAGGCCAGATTCTTGGCGTCGATGGCAGCCGCCGCGCTGAACACCTGAACAACAACTACTTTATCAACGGTCGCCACACCCCGCTCATGATTATGATTCAGGGCGGCACCCTCACGGATGACAGCTACGACAAGCTGACGAAGTACATGGACGACATCAAGGGCGAAGCGGGGCAACACGCCTTTATCGTCCTCGAAACCGAATCCACCGACGGCAAGACCGACTTTGACGAGACCGAAAAGCCGAGAATCGAGGTCAAGGATCTGGCATCCATCTTACAGAAGGATGAGCTGTTCCAGTCCTACATGGACAACAACCGCAAGAAGGTGCAAAGCTCGTTCCTGCTGCCCGACCTCTACACCGGGTACACGACCGACTTCAACCGCGCCACCGCGCAGACCGCGCAGGAGGTCACGGAGAAGCAGGTTTTCCAGCCGGAACGCAAGAGCCTTGCGTGGGCCATCAACAACCGTCTGCTGAACGCCTACGGCTTTAAGTACGTCGAAGCCTACTTCCTCGAACCGAACATCTCCAACCCGGACGACATCTGCAAAATTCTTACCGCAGCGACGGCAGCAGGCGGCGTCACCCCCAACAAGGCAAAAGAAATCCTCTACAAGTACCTTGGCGAAGCATCGGACGACTATGACGAAGACTGGGGCAACGTTCCGCTGTCCATCACGCAGTCCGACAGCAGCGGCGGCTTTGACTTTGGCGCTCTCACGATGGCCCTTGATGGCAAAATCCAGAAAGCCGCCAGCCGCCCGGAGGACACGCAGGTCTACGCCGTCATGAAAGAGGTGCGCCGCCTGCTGGTCGATCTCAAAGAGCAGCAGGAGGGAGAGCAGTGAAACAGCGCCTTGTTATCAAGCCTTGCTACTGCGACCGCATAGCAAAGGCCATTGATGCCTATATCCGAAAAGCTGACAACGACCTCTCGAAGCAGCTTGGAAAGGAAGGGTATGCTAAACCGAAAAAGACGCTCCAATACGCGCAAGATATCGAGGACGACGTGGCCGACATACTCACCGAGGAAACGGACTACTTTGTTCGAGAAGCTAAAGCATCTGGCAGTCTGGAAGATTTTCAGAAAAAGCTCCCGGCTGTGACTGCTGCCACCCCTGCAACCGCCAAATTGAGCAAGGCTTTCGCCGCCCGGCTGTCGAAATTCCTGCCGGAGTACGCCGCGTACTACCTCAAGCAGACGGACAAGAACCTGAAGCTGGACAGGGTATCCAAGCGCACCACCGCATGGATTGAAAGCTGGAGCGACGAGCTGGCCGACCTCATGAGGACGACCAGCAAAGACCAGCTTGAAGCAATGCTCAAAAAGGAGATCAACAACGGCGGCAACATCTCGCAGTTTTGCGTTGACCTTATCGGCTCCGGCATGGAGAAAGAGGGCAAAGGCGAATACTGGACTTCCCACTACCGCGCCCGCCGGGTGGCCGTTACTGAAATACTGGGAGCGCACAGCGTCGCCCAGCAGGAAGCCTTTATGCAGTCCCCGGCCGTCGAGGGCAAAAGCTGGCGGCATACTGGGGACTACCGCAACGAACCCCGCCAAAACCACATCGACATGGACGGACAGGTCGTGCCCAAAGATCAGCCCTTTGAGCTGACCGGGGCTGACGGCATTGTCTACTATCCCATGTACCCCCGCGACGTCATTCTGCCCGCAGGGGAGCGCATCAATTGCCACTGCATCCAGCAGCCCGTTGTGTCGGAGGACATTCTGGGGCTGCCACTGGAAGAACGCCAGAAGCTGCAACAGCAGGCCATCGACGAGATGGACGACGATTGGGAAGCCGAACTGGATGCACAAAACAAGGCGAAAGCCGGAATCGAGGATGAATAAACATGATCGTAACCATTGATGAAGCCCGCGTGAGCCATCCCAGCATCAAGCTGGACGGCATGGAACTTTCCGGCATGATCAGGTCTTACACCCTGCGCCATGCCGTTGATGAAGTCCCCACTCTGGAGCTGGAGCTTTTACCCGGCACTGATCTGGATGAGGTCAAAGCCATTCTGGACAACCCGAACGTGTTCGTTTCTGTTCCGGCAGAGCTGGACGAAACGACCGAAACCCCGGCAGAACCCAATACACGATAAAGAGCAGCGGAAACGCTGCTTTTTATATTGCCCGAAAACAGGAAAAGGAGGTGAGCACATGGCAAAACCTGTAAACAAGGCAAAAGAAATCACAGACGCGCGAATCTCTTTCGTGTCCCTTGTCGATAAGGCCGCCAACAAGCGGCCTTTTCTTATCGTCAAAAACGAGGACGGCAAGGCGGCCTTTACCACCTACGGCAGAATCATCAAGTCCGACGACGACCGCCATTTTGTGACCGGCATCGTATACGAGCCTATGACAGAGGATGCCCACGGCAACTACATGACCGCTGACGAAATCGCAAAGGCGGCCTACTGGTTTGCTAAAAACGGCAACAAGGTCGATTTGCAGCACAACTTTGTGTCCGAAGAGGGAACCGCTGTTGTCGAAAGCTGGATTGCAAAATCTGACTGCGACATCGGCGGCGAAACCGTCAAAGAGGGCACTTGGCTGATGACCGTAGAGATCAACGACGACAGCCTTTGGCAGTCCATCCAGAACGGCGAAATCACCGGGCTTTCGATGGGCGGCCTTGGCGTATACGCACAGGAGGACACCGATTTGAGTAGCGCATCTGTAACCAAAGCACAGGGCCGTGTCGAAAAGGGCGCGGTCACTGACAACTTCAAGCAGTCGAACACGAGCAGCAGCTTTTGGAACGCCTTTGACGCTCTGCGCAGCGCCCTGTACACCTACAACGGCTATACCGGGACTTACACCTACCAGACCGACGAGGACACCATCAAGGCCGCTCTGGAAGAGTTCGGCACGATCATCACAAACCTGCTGGCCGATGCAAACACCGAAAAGCCGCTGACCAAATCCCTGTTCGAATGCAAGCCCACCCCGGAGCTGGGCCGCATCGAAAAGGCTGGCCGCAGCCTGAGCGCAAAGAACCGCGAAGCCCTGCAGGGCCTGTATGACAGTCTGGGCACGTTCCTTGCATCTGTTGACGCAGACCCCGACAAGGACAAGCCCGGCGGCGAAACTGGCACCGAGGAAGATACCACCGACGGCCAGAAGGACGACAAGGGCAGCAGCAAGGACGAGGGCAAGAATCAGGCGACGGACGATAACAAAAAGACCGCTGCCGATAACGATTCTGCCGCGTCCACTAACAAAACCGACGACCCCGATAACAAAAAATCGGGCGACGATACATCCACCGAGACCGACAAAAACAAGGAGGGCAAAACCATGACCAAGAGCGAAGCCGAGAAGCTGGTGCAGGACGCCGTAGCAAAGGCACTGGGCCAGCAGCAGAGCGAGCAGGCCCCCGCCACTGTCGAAAAGGCAGCGGGCGAGGAAATCACCCCTGATTTCGTCCAGAACGCCGTTGATGCAGCCATCAAGAAGGCGCTGGGCCAGCAGGAGCCGGAACAGAAGCAGGAGCAGCAGCTCACCAAAGCTGACCTGTCCGAGCTGATCGACGGCATTGTCGCAAAGTCCGTCAGCGCAGTGCTGAGCAGCCGCGCCAACCCCACCAACCTGAACGGCGCATCCGGCACCGTCCAGAAGTCTGCCGCGCAGGAGGATTGCTACCTGCACGGCATCCTGTGATAAAGAAGGAGGACACCGAAATGGCACTTTCCATCGAAGATATCATCCGCAAGGCCATCAATACCGGCAACTTTACCCCCGACGCGGGCGCTGGCATTCTGTCCAGCGAGCAGGCCCGCAAGTTTATCCAGCAGACCTTTGAAGCAACCACCCTTGGCGGTCTGGTACGTCATGAGATGCGCACCGCCCGCTCCGGCGAGATCGACAAGATCGGCATTGCATCCCGTCTGCTGCGTGAGAAGACCGAGGACACCGACGACGGCTACCGCGCAGGTGTCAACACCAGCTCCATCAAGTACGCCTGCACCCCCGTGCGCCTGCCTTGGGAGATCACCGAGGAGACCCTGCGCGAGAACATCGAGGGTCAGAATCTGGAAAACATCATCACCAACCTGATGACCACCCAGACCGGCATTGATGCTCTGGATCTCTATCTGAACGGCGACGAGAAGTTCGCAAAGGCAAAGGCTTTCAGCGAATCCGAGACCTACAACATCGGCGATCTGGCCATCAAGGACAACAAGGTCTACGAGTTTACCGCAAAGCACACCGCTGGCGCATGGGCTGGTACTGACGCCGTTGCCCTTGGCACCACTGGCGACGCCGACTTCCTCAAGGTGAACGACGGCTGGATTAAGCAGCTCAAGGAGGGCGCACACGTCGTTGACGCCACCGCCCAGAACTCCATGACGCTGGATATGTTCTACAACTCCCTGCACGCAATGCCGAACAAGTACAACAACGGCAAGCTGCGCTGGCTCATGAGCCCCCACCGCGCACAGGAATGGGAGCTGCACCTGCTGAACCAGATCATCGACAAGGGCGGCGCTGTCCCCGAATCCATCTACAACAGCCCCGCAAAGGTGCCCGTCGTCGAGTGCCCGTCCCTGCCGGATGATAAGATCATCCTGACCGACCCGAAGAACCTGATCGTCGTCAACACCTACGGCATGAAGATTCGCAAGACCATCGAGGGCAAGGAAGCCATCATAAAGGACAAGCGCTTCTATGTCGTTCACTTTGACTTTGACCCCATCATCGAGGAGCTGGACGCGGCCGCCATCATCACCAACATTAAGTGATCTGGCCCCGCTGATATGAAAGGCAGGAGAACAGAATGACGTACCACCTCAGACTGAAAAACGCTATGTCCTACACGGGCGTGGTAAAGGCCACGCGGGAGGAACCTAATGTTTTTACCGCAGACGAAGCAGTCAAAGCCGCCGCCCTGCGCAGCGGATACTTTGAACTGGTCGATGTTCTGGCCGATCAGAACGCGGCCGCCCCCTTTGATGACGACACCGCGCACCTGACCGCAGAAGGGGAGCAGGAGCCCGACGGCAGCACCGCCGCCCACTTTGACCGTGAGTATCTGGAATCCCTGTCGTTCGCCGAGCTGAAGCGGCTGGCGGGCGACATGGGCGTCCCGGTCACGAAGACCACCAAAAAGGCCGAGCTGGTCGCTGCCATTGCAGCGGAGACCGTAACCGTCCAGCCTGACGCTGACGATGCAGAGCCGGATTTCGGGGAGGTCTGACCATGCCCGCACGTCCTTGGATAACCCCGGAGCAGGTGCGTGAATACTCCGAAACGCCGGAGGTCGCCAGCCGCAGCGATGCAAAGCTGGCCGTGGACATCTCCCGCGCCGAACAGTACATCATCACCTACACCCACAACAAGGCGCTGATCGAGATGGAAGAGCTGCCGGAGGGCGTCAAGACCGCCTGCATCCTGCTGGCCGAAGCCTACGCCCATAACGCTGCTCTGACATCCTCTAAAGTGCTGAAGTCCGAAACATTTGACGATTACAGCTATTCCGCAGAGCATTCCGACATTTCCGTCGGAAACCTCGATCTGCCCGCCCTGCTGGACGATTACGTCGTCGCAGCGGCCAACAACACCGTGACCATGCGGATGCGGCGGCTCTAAGGAGGGAACACACATGGCATTTGAACACTTTCTCAACGACCTGTGCGACATCTACCATGTACAGAAGGTCGAAAGCTCACCCGGCTACGGCCTGAAAGAGCAGCCGTCCTTTTCCTACCCGGAGCAGCCGGACGTTCCGGGCGTGGCCTGCCACTTTGGTGTCAAGAGCGAAAGCACGAGCATCAATCAGGCCGCCCCGGTCAACGTCAAGGAATCCCGCATCAAGCTGACCCTGCCCACAGGGACGGACGTGCGCCTGAACGACAAGATCGTGGACAAGAAAAACGGCTATGAATATATTGCGGAGATCCCGCACGACGTTCACGGCCACCACATTTTTGTCTACGCTACCGCAAAGGGCACACAGAGGTATCTCTGATGAGCACTATCGACGTGGACGTCTCCGAATTTCGAGCCTTTTTCCAGAAGATGGGCAAAGCCGCATCTGGGGACTTTCGGCGCGAAATGGAGCTGTTTCTGGAAGGTCTGGGCAGCGAGTTTTTGCGAATCCTGCAGGACGAGATAGTTCGGCGCAAGGTCATGGATACCCGCCAGCTTTTGGCGTCCTTTGAAAAAGGGCAGCAGGACAACGTCTGGGAGCTTACCGAGGGCGATCTAACTCTTGAGGTGGGCACCAACGTCGAATATGCGTCATACGTCAATGACGGCCACTGGACGAACCCGAAAGGCGTCAAGCTCCGCTTTGTCCCCGGCTACTGGCTGGACGATGGGCGATTCATCTACGACCCGACCGCAGAGGGCGGCATGGTCCTGAAACAAAAATGGGTCGAGGGAAAGCACTACTGGGAAAGCGCTCTCCGCATTCTCGACAAGATGCTCCCCGACCTACTGGACGCCCGGCTCCAATCTTGGATTGATGAATACTTTGAATGAAATCGACTTTTCGATACCGGGAAGTCGATTTCATTTTGTAAGCAACTGGATTTGGACGCCGTTTCACAAAACGAACCCCACAATAAAGGAGAACTCATGCTGGAACAGGACTTGGCCAGCATCATGCGTTTTCTGACCGAACAAAGCGGCAGCCCGGCCCCGTACTACAACAACGTGCCCGAATCGTTCCGTGTCCCGGCGGTCTACTTCCCCCGCCCGGAGATCACCAGCGACGGCGACACGCTGAACACCTACGCGCTGGACTTTTCCCTGTTCGTCAAATTCTTTCACCGCACGAAAGAGGACGCATACGAGCTTGGCTATACCGCCCTGACGGCGCTGCTTGACCGTCGAAACAGGATCCCGCTGATCGACGAATCCGGCAGCCGCACGGGGCGCTTTATCCGCATCCGTGACCCCACCCTGCGGGCCGTGGATGAAAACGCGGTGCAACTGCAAATCGACTGGACATCCAGAAAGCCCTTTGCCGTTGAACCCGTCACCATGATGCAGACCTACGAAATCAAAGGATGGCATGAGCCGGATATCTACATTACCCGGCGCATCGAAACGGCGTTCCGGGCAGCCGTCAAGAGCTGCACCGTGGACTACCCGAACCCGGATTTTGCAGGCCAGCATCCGAAATAAAACAGGAGGTCTTTTATGGCAACCAAAGCAACCACTGAGCAGGGCGCAGCGAAATTCCCGCTGGAATCCCTGCGTAAGAACTGCCGCGCAGTCTTTAACGTGTCCACCTGCACCTTTGCAGGCGCGACCGCTGATCTGCCCGACGGCGAGTACACCAAAGAGGAAGTGCAGGCCCACATCGAAGCATGGGCCGCAAAGGAGGTCAAATAATGGCTGGTGGCAAGTTTGACAAGCTGGCCGGGAAGACCCGTCCCGGCACCTACATCAATTTCCAGAGCGAGCGGACCGATACCGTCGGCACCAGTGAGCGCGGTACTGTCGTTGTCCCCATCCTCAAGCCCATGTATGGCCCGGCTGGCTCCTACATCGAGTTGACCAATGCTGGCCCGGATGCGGCATACGCAAAGCTGGGCTTTAGCGTGTATGACAGCGACGCCAACCGTCAGATGCTGCTTATCCGCGAAGCATTCAAAAACGCCAGCAAGGTGCTGGCCTACATCGTCAAGGAGGGCACCAAGGCCACCGCAAAGAATGCCGCCACGCCCACCCTGACCGCTACCGCAAAGTACGGCGGCAGCCGTGGCAACGCCCTGACCGTCAACATCACCGCAAACCCCGTTGGCGGCTTTGACGTTACCGTCAGTCTGGCAGGGAAAACCGTCGCATTCTACGAGGGCCTGACCACCGTTGAGCAGCTCATTGCAAAGAATTGCGATTACGTCACCTTTACCGGCTCTGGCAATCTGGCCGCCATCCCTGCGCTGAACCTCACCGGCGGCGCGGATGCAACCGCCGAGAACTCCGACGTCACCGCCTTTATGGACACGCTGGAGGGCGTTAAGTTTAACACCGTCGTCCTGCCCTCTACCGAGAGCAGCCTGCAGACCGCCATGAAGACGAAGATCAAGTATCTGCGCGAGAACATGGGCCGCGGCGTACAGGCCGTTATGCCCAACTTTGCCGCAGACTACGAGGGCGTCATCTCCGTCAAGAATGGCTATACCATCGGCGACGACGCGCTGTCCGCTGCCGAAGCCTGCGCATGGGTCGCTGGCGCTACCGCTGGTGCGTCCTACACCGAAAGCCTGACCTACAAGGCCGTCGATGCAGCCACCGGTCTGAACCCCGCTCTGACCCACGAGGAATATGTGGCCGCCATCAATGAGGGTCATTTCGCTTTCTCCGTTTCCGAGGAGAATAAGATCGTCGCCGAGTACGACATCAACAGCCTGACCAGCTTTAAGCAGCCCAAGGATGAAACCTACCGCAAGAACCGCGTCATCCGCGTTCTGGATACTTTCCAGGAATCCGTGCAGCTCAACTTCCCGCCGAACAAGTACGCCAACAGCGCCACCGGCTGGGACATCATGGAGGGCGTCGGCAAATCCATCCTGAAGCAGTTTGAGGACGTCGGCGCAATCACCAACGTGGACTATGACGCGGACTTCCTTGTTGACCGCACCGCATCCTACGGCGACAAGACCTATTTCGACGTCAATTTGCAGCCTGTGGACAGCGCCGAGAAGCTGTTCTTTACTGTCCACACCCACTAAGCCGGAAAGGAGCATGAACCATGGAATTTAATACCCGCCCGATCTCTCTCCGTCAGGGTAAGATCTTTATCGACGGCGTCGAAGCCGCCGATTCCGTCAGCGCAACTGGCACTTTTACCCCTGACACTTGGAGCGGCAAGCAGCTGGGTGATTACTCCAACAGCACCCGCTGGCTGGGCTACAACCTCACCGTCACCGTGACCCGCCATCGCTCTAACCCCTATATCAAAGAGGTTATCAAGAAGTACCAGAACACCCACAAGACCCCTGAGATCACCATTCAGGGCATCATGGATGACCCGGATTCTGATTTCTTTGATAAGCACGGCAACGACGTTTGCACCTATATTGGCTGTGTCCCCACCGGCGCAATGCCGCTGACCGCACTGGACAGCAACGGCGATGTCGTGACCGACAGCCTGACCTTTAACGCCCGCGACTTTATCTAAAAGCCGCCGCAGTGGTGAGAAAGGGCGATTTTTACCGCTGTGAAAACATTATAACGACAAGCTGAATGTACCCGCCCCTTTTGACGAATCACGTTTGAAAGGGGCGGGTTTTTCTTTTTATGGAGGTTTTATATTATGGCTACTGCTAACAAGAATCTGAAGTTTTTCATGCGTCCCCAGCAGGAGGAGATCGTGACCTTTGCCGCCCCGGAATCCTTTAAGGACGACGACGGCAACGTCATCGAGTTTGAAGTCAAGGTGCTGCCCCAGCAGGAGATTGACAAGATCAACGCCATCTACCGCAAGCGCAGCATTGCCACCGACAAGAAGGGCAACCCGCTGGTCAACGGCGGTGAGGTGGTCTGGAAGACCGAGCGCGATAACGCCCGCGCCCTGCGCCACATCATCGTGGCCGCCCTGCAGTACCCCAAGCTGGACGACAAGGAGCTGATGTCCTACTACAAGTGCGTCGATGTCACCGATATGCCCCTGCACGTTTTCAGCCATCACGACGAGTACGACTACGTTGTCAAGCGCGTCATGCAGGCCCTTGGCATGATGGAAGCGCCGGACGACGCACAGACCCTCGAAGAAGCAAAAAACTGATCCGGGCGGCTGGCTCTGATGGCTACTGGGCACACACGCTCTGGCAGCGGCACGGCCTGCGCCCGGAAGAGTATGACGCCATGCCGCGCAGAAGACAGCTGTTCTACATCGCATCTGAGCTTGTTACCGACGAAAAGCGGGAGCAAGCCCGGATACAAACCGAAGCCCAAAGGAGGTGAGGACTAAATGGCAAACTTAACCGCCCGATTTCAGATGATCGACGAAATGAGCCAGAAGATGGCCGACCTTGCCGCAGGCGGCCAAACCATGCTGGACAAATGGGAATCCGCAGGCGACGCAGCAAGTGCAGCTATGGACGCTATTTCGTCCTCTGCATCGTATGCCGCTACTGCTGCCGACGGCGTGGCTACATCCATCGACAGCATCGAGCAAGCCGTCAGTGGCGCGGATTCTGCCGCCGGAGATCTGGCCGACACCCTCGACCAGTACGGCGCAGCAGCGGACGAAGCTGCCCAGAAAACAAGCTACTGGACAAGTGCGGTCGGCGGCTACGACAAAGCCATGATGGAGGCTACCTACTCCACGCAGGAGCTTGTCGATATGGGCGTCAAATCCACCGCCGCGCTGGACGACCTCAACGACATGATGTCCCTCTGCGAAAAGTCGTCCGACAACCTCTCGAAATCCGTTGAAGCATCTGCCGGAATCCATGATGCCCTGACCGCATCCATCAAGAAAACAGATGACCAGCTGGACGAACTCATGCAGAATGAGAAGCTGTCCACGGACACCAAAAAGGAGCTGGAAGCCGCCAGCGACGCGGCAGCCGAAGCCCTCAAGGAGCTGGCGCAGGCGCAGCTTGAAGCTGATGCAGCCATGCAGAACTATCAGGCCGTCATGCAGTCCGGCACGGAAGACCTTGGCAAGCTCGAAGCCGCAGCAGAGCAGGTCGGCCACGCATCTGAATCGTTGGCAGCAGCCAACGGCAAGGCCAGCGACGCAACCGACGAGCTGGCAAAGACCACCCAGAAAGCAAGCGATGAAGCCGACAAGGCTGCAAAGACCGGAACCGAAGCTGTCACAACCATTGCGCAAGCGCTGGCAGCGGCGGGCATCACGGCCACGATCAAGGAGATCACCTCTGCGGTCTACGATATGACCAACGCATACAGCGACGCGGAGAAGATCATCGTTAACGCCACTGGTGCCACCGGGGACGCCCTCGACGGTCTGGGTGCAAGCGCCCTTAAAGCATTCTCCCAGAATGACGACGCGCTTTCCAGCGTGGCCGGGGCGGTCGGCGAGATCAACACCCGTCTGGGCTATACCGGGGACACGCTTTCGGAAGTCACCGGCCAGTTTCTCGACTTTGCCGATATTACCGGGCAGGAGGTCGTCGGCTCTGTCCAGCTTGTCACCAAGATCATGAACAAGTGGGGCGAGGATGCAAGCAAGCTCCCCAGCGTCCTTGACGATCTGGCCTATGCTGGGCAGATCTCCGGCCTGTCCGTCACGACCCTGAGCAATACCCTTATCACTGGCGCATCGTCCTTGCAGGAGATGGGCTTGTCGCTGGAAAACGCCATCGGCCTGCTGGCAAAGATGGAGCTGTACGGCGTCGAGGGCACCTCTACCATCACGGCCATGCGAACCGCCGTCAAGAACTTTGCCGCCGACGGTCTGGATGCACAGGAAGCCCTGCAAGATACCATTACCGAGATTGCCAACATGAAGGACAGCTCCGAAGCCACCACAAAGGCCGTGGAAGTCTTTGGCAGCAAGGTCGGCGTGGACTTTGCACGGGCTATCCGGGACGGCGCTATCACCACTGACACCCTGACGGGATCTCTGGATGAAGCGGCCGGGACGCTGGAACGTACCGCGGCGGCTGGCGAAAGCCTGTCCGAGAAATGGGAAAAGGCCAACAACAAGATGACCGTTGCCTTTACCCAGACGTTGGAGCCGACCATCCATGACGCATCTGCCGAACTGGCCGAACTCTGGGGCAACGTGGGCGATTTCCTCTCCGAACACCCCAACGTGGTAAAGGCCCTGACCGCCGTCGGTGCAGGTCTGGGAGCCGTTGCCGTCGGCGTCGCTGGCGTCTCTGCCGCCACCCTTTTTGCAAGTACCACTGTCCAGACGTTTTTGATGACCATGGCCCCGTTTGCCCCCGGCCTGTTGGCGGCCGCCGCCGCCGTGACAGCCGTGACCGCTGCCGTCACCATGCTGGGCAACAAGTATGAGGACACCTACGACGAAGCCGTGTCCATGACGGCCACCACCGCCGCCCAGACAAAGGAACTGGAATCCCTCAAAGAACAGTATGACAAAGCCTGCCGCACCTACGGCAGCACGTCCGATCAGGCATCCGACCTGAAGTACCGCATCGATGAGCTTTCCGACTCTCTGGAAAACAACGGGCAGTCCGTGGACGAGTATGTGTCCAACCTTGACAGCGTACTCACCAAGCACAACGACCTGATCGACAGCTTTGGCAACAACACGCAGGCCATCCATAACAGCGAGGTCGAAAACCTTGCGCTGGCCGCCCAGCTCGATGCGCTGGCAAGCTCCACCGGGAACAGTGCTGAAAAGCAAGCCCAGATGGAAACCATCATCAATGAGCTGAACGGCAGCATTGACGGCCTGAACCTCACCTATGAGGATCTGACCGAAAACCAGAACAAGGCCATTGCCAGCGTCAAGGAAATGGCAAAGCAGCAGGCCGAGCAGGAACTCCAGAAGGAGAAGTATCAGGAATACGTTGACCTGCTGAAACAGCAGGCCACCGAGCAGGAAACCATCAAGGAAAACAATGACGCCATTGCCGCCGCGCAGGAGCGCGTGAACGAAGCGCAGAAAGTCTATGATGACTACATCGCTGACCTGTATGCGCAAGACCCCACCGGCATGGCCACCATCTCCGCACAGTGGTCTGAACAGGCCGCAAACCTCAACGCAGCCAACGAGGAGCTGCAAAAGTATCAGGACAAACAGGGCGAGCTGCAAAAAGCCCTCGACGACACATCCGACCGTCTGGAAGTCATTGACAAGTATTACACCCAGCAGGCCGAGGACGCCAAAGCCGCAGGCAGCGAGATCGTTTCCCAGCAGGAAGCCGTGTCGCAAGCCTATAACGACGTCCGGGCAGATGTGGAAAAGCTCTGCGAAGCCTACGATGCAGCCTACAAGGCCGCAAAGGACAGCTTTGAGGGCCAGTTTGGGTTATTTGATGAAGCGTCCACCAAGTCCGAAGACTACCTGAACGCCAGCGTCGCAGCCGCACAGGCCGCGCTGGATTCCCAGCTCAACTACTGGAACACCTATACCGCAAACATCGAGACCCTGAAAGGCACATCTTATCAGGATCTTGGCATCACCGAGGACAACTACAAGGCCCTGATGTCCTATGTGCAGGACGGCAGCGAGCAGGCCGCAGGTCTGGCCGCAAGCATGGTCAAGGCCATCAACAGCGGCAACAAGGACGCTGTGTCCAAGCTGGCAAACACCTTGGCCGACGTCACCGCCAAGCAGGACGAAGCTGCACAGGCCACCGCAGACTGGGTGACGGGCTACGAAAAGCAGCTCGACGAATTTGAACGGAAAATGCTTGATACCGTCGAGGGCATGGATATGTCCCTTAACGCAAAGGCGCAAGCCGAAAAGACCCTTGACGGCTACATTCAGGGCATAAAGAACGGCAAGAAGGACGCCGTAGCTGCTGCAAAGGACGTGGCCGCATCCGTGGCCGCCGCCTTGCAAAACAGCTCCACCTACACGCCGACCACCCCGACGCCAACCGTGCCCGGCCATGCTGGCGGCACGACCGACGCCGAAGATGTGTTCATCGCTGGCGAGGAAGGCCCGGAGCTGATCGTTGGAAAGCAGGGGAGCACTGTTTTCCCCACCGAAGAAACCGAGAAGATCATTGACGCCCTGAACGGCATCGATGACGCCCCGGCAACGGCCGCAGCAGCGCCCGCATCCGAAACCACCTACAACACCGTCACAGATGACCACTCCGTTGTGGACAGTCATGATGTGGCGAATGAGTACGCAATCACCGATAGCCATGCGGTCACGGACAGCCATGACCTCACCGACGCCAGCGTCCTGAATGATAGCCACGATGTAACCAGCATCGACAACAGCGCACAGACCGTGGACAGCCACGACGTCGCTGAAAGCTACACCACGGACAACAGCGTCGAAAGCCACATCACGCAGGAGCAGGCCGGGACCGAAAAGAGGTTCAGCCAATTCCTGCAGGCTCTCGCTGGTATCTCCATCGATGCCCCGGAACCTGCGCCGGGAGAATCTCTCTTGGCGTCCACGCTGGGCAAGGTCGCTGACATCCTCTCCGGCAAGAACTCTGACCTGCCGGAAATTGAAGCGGCCTACATGGGCCTGTCTGCCACCCCGCAGGGGGCCACCGAGACCTATGACCTCACGGAGCTGGAAGATGTTCTGACCCAGCAGCCCACCGCACCCGTCGCAGCCGACGAGCAGCAGGCGACGGCCACCGCCGTGCCCGCGTCTGAAACCCCGGAACCCGTCGAGCCTGCGCCCCTCAACGTCCTGCCCGTCGCAACGGCTCCGCAGAACACCCAGAACACGCCCGCCGAAACGGTGAAAAGAGTTATCCTAGAACTGGTAGGAAAGGGCGCTGTGACGGTCTCTGGCGGCTCTGGCGGCGGCATGACCGAAAGCGACGTGCTGGAACTGCTGACCGACAACATGAAGCCTGTTCTGATGGGCATTATCAAGCAGGAGATTTTTGAGGAGGGCCAGCTTTCGTATGAGTATTAACTACCAGATCTGGTTTACATGGAACGCCGAAAAGGAAAAAATCAGGCTCCCCGTGCTGCCTGAAAAATTCTCCGTAAAAAACGGCTCCAACAACCAGAGCGTTGACCTGACCGGGCTTGGAGAGGTTACGATCATGCAGAGCCGCCCAGCTTTGCAGTTTAGCTTTTCCAGCTTCTTCCCGGCGCACTCTTTCCCCGGCATAAAATCCCTCATTGCCGTACCGCCGATTTTGTACATCCGCATGATCGAGCGCTGGAAAAAGAGCCGCGTACCCATCCATTTTATTTGCACGGGTATGTTCATCAATCTGTACTGCACCATCGAGAGCTTCAACTACTCCGAAAGCGGCGGCGACGTGGGCACCTACTCCTACGACATCACCCTGAAAGAGTATCAGGAGGTTTCATTGAAAACCGTTTCCGTCAGCTCTGCCCTGATCGCAACGGTGCAGGACGTCACGACCCGCGTTGACAGCGCATCCACCCCAAAGACCTACACGGTCAAGAAGGGCGACTGCCTGTACAACATCGCAAAGAGCCTGTACGGCAACGGTGCCAAATACACCGATATCTATTCCGCGAACAAATCCATCATCGGCAGCAACCCGAATCTGATTAAGCCGGGGCAGGTGCTTAAAATTCCGTAAAGGAGGGCGGCGCATGGCAAAAATCCAGCTTCTGATTGTTCAGAACAAAAAGACCACCGACATGACCGCCCTTGTCAAGTCTGTCCATTGGAGAGGGCGCAAGGGCAGTTCTGCCCGCACCCTGACCGTGACCATGATCGACGACGACGGCTACAAGCACGCCCGCAGCGGCATCGACGTGGAAGATGGAAACCAATGTATTTTCCTCGTTGACGGCAAGGAGCGCTTTCGGGGCATCCTGCTGAACCAGAATCAGGGCAACAAGAAAAATCTGAAATTCACCGCCTACGATAACGGCATCTACCTTGCCAACAACAAGGACACGTTTGTTTACAAAAACAAGACCGCAGATCAGGTGTTCGCCGACGTCTGCTCCCGATTTGGCATCCCGACTGGAACGGTTGCAAAATGCACCTACAAAATCCCGGAGCTGACCAAGAGCAAGACCACCGGGCAGGATGCCGTACTGGACGCCCTGAGCCTTGACTACAAGGCAACAGGCACCCGGCACTACGTCAGCAGCGACGGCGGCAAGCTCTCCCTGCTGCAACGCAAGGATCAGGTCATTTCCTACGTCGTGGACGGCGACGCCAACCTGTACGGATATTCCTACACCAAGAGCATTGAGAACATCAAGACCCGCGTCAAGATGATCTCAAAAGAGGGCACCACTCTGGCCGAAAAGTCAAACGCTGCCCTTGAAAAGAAGATCGGCATCTTTCAGGAGATCCAGCAGCCGGATGAATCCCTCACCACGCCGCAGGTCAAAGACCTTGTTTCCAGCGTCCTTGACACGCTGGACGACCCGGAAGAAAACATCGACCTCAACACGCTGGGCGACGCTGACGTCATATCAGGCAAGGCCATTCTGGTGCGCATCCCGCACTTGAACATCAACCGCGCCTACTATGTGGACGACGACGACCACTATTTTGAGGATAATCTGCACACAATGTCTGTCACCCTCACAACGGCGGCAGACGTCAAGAAAGGGGGCTGACCATGAACGAAACCAGCTTGAAGCAGCTCTTTCAGGGGATGATTCCGGTCGGCTCCACCATCCTGCAGGGGACCGTAACCAAGGATGACCCGCTGGAGATCACCGCCGTCAACGACAGCAAGCTCATTATCTCCGGCAACCAGCTTGTTGTGCCGTGGCACCTCACGGACTACACAACCCACGCGGACTATACCATGGGCGACAAGGGCGAGCTGCGCGACGAAACCTATACCAAAATGGACGGCGGCCACATCCACAACGACAGCCGGGGCGGTCCGACGACCAACGTCAAGCACAAGCACTACGTTGAAAAGCTCAACGCCTATAAGATGACCCTGAAGGTCTACAACCATCTGCAAAAGAATGATATCGTCTATCTGCTGTCGCTCAACAACGGCAAGGTCTATTATGTCCTTGACCGCGTCGCCGGGCAGGTAGCAGGAAAGGATATTTGATATGGCCGTATACATCCCTATTTGCATAGCGGAGGTGCAGGACGCGCAGGAAAAGCCGTCCCGCACATACCGCCTTGACCTTGACGCGGGGAGGATCGTCGGCTTTGTGGACAACCTCGAAGCCGTACAGCAGGCCATCCGAAAAGCCATCATTACCCCGCGTTTCAAGTGCCTGATCTATGATAACCAGTACGGCAGCGAGATTGAGGACGCCGTAATCGCAAAGGACGCCAGCCGCGAATATGCAGAGTCCGTCATCGAGGGCTTTGTCAAAGACGCACTGGCCCCGGATAGCCGCATCCTCGAATGTCACGACTTCACCATTACGTTTGACAAAGATCAGGCACACATCGAATTTACCGCTGACACCATCTACGGAGAAATTGAAGTGGAGGAGGTGATCTAATTGTTTGAAGACAGAACCTTTGAAAACCTCATGCAGGAGGTTTTGAGCGATGCGGACGCTGCCGGAATCGACACCCGGCAGGGGTCTATATTCTACGACGCCGTTTCGGGCACCTGCCTGAAAATCGCCAAGCTGTACGCGGATATCGACATTGCCCGCAAGCTTGTTTCCATCTCCACCGCTACCGGGGACGATCTGGACGACAAGGCCAACGAGTACGGCATGACCCGCCATGCAGCGACCCCGGCGAAGTATCGCTTTACCTACGAGGGCACAACGCCGGAAACCGGGGCGAGATACTACAACAACGGTATGTATTTTGTCCTGCACTACAACACGCTGGAAGGGGAGTACTACCTCGAAGCGGAAGTTCCCGGCGAAGCTGGCAACACCATCTACGAGGGCACCGCCGCCATCCCGGTGAACGAGATCGACGGTATGAAGAATTCCAAATTCGGCGAGATCTACGAGAACGGCACCGACCGCGAAAGCGACGAGAGCCTGCGTACCCGTGTGCAGGAAAAAATAGCTGGCCCTGCCGAGAACGGAAACAAGCAGCATTACAAAACGTGGTGCGAATCCATTGACGGCATCGGTCATGCCCGCATCTATCCGCTGTGGAACGGCCCGAACACGGTCAAGGCGGTGCTGATTGATTCATCTGGCCGCGCCTGCTCCAGCGAGAAGGTGGCAGAAGTCCAGAAGTACATCGACCCCGCCACCAAAGGCTACACCGCCAACGTGGACGGCTACACCTACACCGTCGGCGACGGTCTGGGCGAGGGCGTCGCAAACCTTGGCGCACACTTCACCGCCGTTTCTGCCCGCGAAACAAAAATCGACGTCGCTTTCCAAGCCGACCTTGCCAGCGGATTCACCCCGCAGGAGGTGCAGGAGCAGGCGAGGACTGCCATTGACGCCTACCTCAAAGAGACCGTCTTGACAACGGCAGCCGCCGAAGATGTGGTCATCCGCGCCGCCCGCATCGGCGCTATCATCATCGAAATGGACAGCGTGGTGGACTACAAGAACCTGACCATCAACGGCGGCACCGAGAACATCAAGCCGGGGGCTGATTACATCCCCGTGACCGGGGAGGTGAAGCTGACCACATGAAACGCACCATCGACCGCAAGCAGTTTTACAGCCGAGATTTTGCCGACTGCTATGAAGAGCTGATCTCCTACTACCCGCGCTACTACCGCGAAGTCCGGGAGATGAACGCCATCCTCAAAGCCAACGGCAAGCTGCTGGACGGTACCCAAGATGCGATTGAGCAGGTCTATAATAACGCCTTTATCGACTTCATGGACGAAGCCGCAGTCCGGCAGATGGAGATCTTTTTGAGTATCAACCTCGACAAGACCCGAACGCTGGACGAGCGCCGCCGCCTTATCAAATCCTTTTTTGCAGGCTTTGGCCGGGTCTCTGCCACCCTGCTGAAAGAGATGATAAACGCCTACACCAACGCAGGCGTTGAGGTCAAATTTGAGCCGTTCGATGCAGTAGGCAACAATATGCTGTACATCAATTTCGAGCGCGGCGATGAAGTCACCCTCTACATGAGCGATATTCTGGAGCTGCTCTCCCGCAAGATTCCGGCGCACATTGCCTATACGCCCATTGTCACCTACAAACGGGCCGTCGTCGTCAAGACCAGAAAAACCAACTACGTTTTTGATTACGACCTCACAGGCACAAAGCCGGACGTCTCGACCAAAGGCGCATACTACATCGCCGAGACCGTTACGGAAACGAACCGCCTGCCCGTCATCACGGACTACAAGCAGGCTGCCGACGTGGACAACCCCACAGGCACGAACCCGGAACCCGCATCCCTTGCCGCCTACATCCACCGGGCGACGGTCACGCAGGCCGCCCACACGCCCCACCTTACCGAATACCCCAGCACGGCAGAAGCCGATATGCCCACCGGGCAGACCCCGGAGCCTGCCATGCTGGGCAATGCCGCCCGCGTCGTCACAGGCGTTGGCTACACCGTCACCGAATGCGCGGAAACTTACCCGCTTTGTGGGCAGGATTTCGCATCTCAAAGTTAAGGAGGTAACTCTATATGGCTTTATTCTGGAATGAAAACTTTCTGAACAAAATCCGCAACAACTGGCTGCGGCGTGTTGCTAAAATCCAGTATTACGCCGGGGGCGTCTGGTATGATGCCATGATCACGTCCAAAGCCATCGAGGGCAACGCCCTGAAAGTCGTCTGCCAGACGCAGGATAGCGCGACCCTCACCATCACCGCTGTTCGCATCGTCGATTCCGACGGCGAAATCGCTGGCCAGATCAGCGAGAACCTTATCAAAAACAGCACACAGGGCGTTATTACCCTCTGGGAATTTCCTCTGTATGAGCTGGTCTAACCGAAAGGAGGTGAAAATCTATGTTTAACTTTTTACTCTGGAAAGATCACGCTGTCACCCCGTCCAACGTCTACAACCTGACCAAAAACGACGATGGTACCTACACCATGACCCGCGCAGGCAAGGTCGTCCAGCAGGGCACCAACATGAGCGCCGCCAACTTCAACCGCATGGAAGTTGGCCTGCATGATACCAACATCGCGGTCAAGATCGCACAGACCATCATCCAGTGGCATGGCCGCCGTCTGGACAGGATGGAGAATCGTGGTGACAACCATGAAGCCGATATCTCTGCCATCAAGACCCTGAACACCCAGCAGGACACCCGCCTGACCGCGCTGGAAAAGGAGACCGCAGCCGAGGTCAAGCAGGTCACGCTGACCGCTGGCACGGACGCATGGCCGTTCTGCATCAAGGACACCGCTGTGGCGCTCTCCACCACCCGCAAGAACACCAACTACGACGTGGACGTCTACGTCAAGAGCTACACGGGCGGTACGCTGGGCGACATCATCGTCAAGGACAAGCTGGCCAACGGCTTTAAGCTCCGGCACGACGGCAGCGCAAAATCCGTTGTCGTTATCATCAAAGTAACGGGAGGTACCAAGTAATGAAGATCGAAGAACTGAACACTGGCCGCAAGATCGAGTATGAGCTGCGCGGCACCAAACTGGACTTTGCCGACAGCACCCTTGTCATGAACCTTGCAAAGTACCAGAAGGAGGACACCGTAACCGCAACCATCACCGCCAACGCGCAGGGCAACCTTGCCGTTGACAGTGATAATGGCCTGTACTACGTCGCGCAGGTCGAGATCCCCGGCTATGAGTACGAGGAAGTCGAGGTCGAAGGCCCCGCCCAGAGCGACGCCATGACCGCCGCCGTCGAGGAAACCGACCCGCAGACCGATGCAGCACAGGGCGAGCAGACCCCGCCCATCACCCACATCGAGCGCCGCACCCTGCCGCTGGACACCGAAAAGGTCATCCTGCGCCTGTGGAGCATCGAAGATTTTGAAAGCATCCTGTAAGGAGGATATGAGATATGGCAAACAATTTCGACGCTGCCGCTTTCGCGGTCAAGTGCGCTTTCCCTGATAACAAGCTGATGATGGACGACGTCGATCAGCCGTCCCTGCACGTCTGGATTCCGGCTTTCCGGCTCTGTGACGTCCTCTCCACCCAGAGCACCGATATTCACCCCGCTTTCCGCGTCAACGGCAAGCAGATCGCTGGTTTCTGGCTGGGCAAGTACCAGAGCACTGTCTATGGTGGCCGCTCTTACAGCCTGCCCGCCGAGGATCCTGCAACCAGCCGCACTTATGATTCTTTCGCTGCATCCTGCGTGGCAAAGGGCAAGGGCTGGCACGAAGTGACCAATGCAGAGTGGGCCGCCGTCGCCCTCTGGTGCCACAAGCACGGCTGTGAGCCGCGCGGCAACAATAACTATGGCAAGGATGCCAGCGAGACCGATTATGTCGGCATCCCGGCACCCGGCGTTCAGGATAGCGGCAAGACCGCCCGCATCCTCACCGGCACCGGCCCCGTCACTTACAGCCACAACGGCAAGATGAACGGCGCGTTTGACATGAACGGCAACGTCTGGGAGTGGGTGCTGGGTCTGCGCCTGTATAAGGGCGAGCTGCAGGTCATCCTCGACAACAACTCCGCAGATAATACCGTCTCCTATGCAGCATCCGGCAGCGCATGGAAAGCGATCAAGGCCAGCGACGGCAGCCTGATCACCCCGGACGGCAACGGCACCACCGAGGGCAGCATCAAGCTGAACGTCGTGAGCGGCAAGGCGGTATGGGATACCACCATTGCAGACCAGAAGGACGAGGGTCGCGGCTGCTTGTTCAAGGACATCACCGCAGGTTCCGGCGTGAGCGACGCTGCAAAGCTGCTGCTGATGTCTCTGGCTCTCATGCCGGACACCGCTCTGACCGGCGACGGCATCGATGCCACCTACGGCAATGATTATTTCTGGTTCAACAACGGTGCAGAGGAGCGGTGCCCGAGTCGGGGCGGCAGCTGGGGCAATGGCGGCGGCGCTGGCGTGTTCTACTTGGACCTCAGCAGTTCCCGCGCGGGTACGGGCTGGAACATCGGGGGCCGTTGCGCTTACGTTGAGCTGCCCGCTGAAGCCTGATAAGCTGACGGCCTGCGCGGGAGCGCGGGCCAAAAGCAAATAACCCAAAGGCGCGGTGGGCCAGAGGGCCGCCGCGCTGACTTTTATTTGGAGGTGTTGACTGTGTTAAAAACCGAAGTGCCGCCCCAGCAGGAGCAGCCCGAAGAATGCGATGGTAAAGAATATGAGCCGTTCCATCTGCGGGAGAGAATCGAGGAAATGATACTCTATGCTTGGGAGCCTGTAACGCAGTTCCCGCGAAAAGACCGGGCTTTGGCTGACAAGCTCAAAGAGCTTATGACAGACCTCTATGAACTCTCTATCCAGATTGACAACCGGCACATGAGGAAAACCACGGCAAATAATCTGGACGACAAGCTCGACGCATTGCGCGGCTTTGTGCGGCTGGCGGCGAACAAAAAGTTACACGGGGGCAAATACCCGCCACCGCTCAATATGCACCAATACGCAGTCTGGGCGAAATACAACGATGAAATCGGCAAGTTGCTTGGCGGCTATCTAAAGACGCTGAAATAACCTGCCGCTTTTCATATACGGGGATAGGCTAGATATAGCGGTGCCCGAATCGGGGCGGCAACTGGAACAATGGCAGCAACGCTGGCGTGTTCAACTTGAACCTCAACAATTCCCGCGCGGATACGAACTGGAACATCGGGGGCCGTTGCGCTTTACACCTTATCACTTTTATGTGCGGTGACACCACATCGGATATGAGGGCCACAGTCTACGGGCTGTGGTCGGTGTGTGGGTCTAAAGGAGCTTATTTACCGTTCCGGGCAGACAACCCGGAAGAATTTTGTATTGCTGCGAAGGCGGGAACGTCACGCGCAGCGACGGTGAATCAATGGCACGAAAAATAAATACGATCAACAATGCTTGGGAGGTCATCACGGAGTTTGAATATCTCTGCGACGCCGACCACAATGCCCGCAAAGGAAAGCGGTACAGGGCCGAAGTGCTGGCCTTTACCGCACAATTTGAACGGAACATTTTTGCAATTCAGGCGCAAATGCTGGGCGGGACGTACATCCTTGGCCCGTACCGCAAGCTGTGGGTATATGTTCCCAAAAAGCGGCTTGTAATGGCACTTGGCTATTCTGACCGGATCGTCCAATGGAGCTTGTACCAGTACCTGAACCCCATCTACGACAAGCTGTTCATCGAGGACAGCTACGCCTGCAGAAAGGGCAAAGGCAGCCACCGGGCAGCCGAAAGGCTCCAGTACTGGGTGCGGCAGGTCAGCCGCAAGCCGGGCGACTGGTATTACCTGAAGCTGGACATCTCGAAATTTTTCTACCGCGTCAACCATGAGAAACTGCTCAAGATCCTGTCGAAGCGCATCAAAGACCCGCAGCTGATGGCCTTTTTGGAAACGGTCATCAACAGCAGGGCACAAGCGTTTGGCCTGCCACGCGGCAAGGCTCCGCAGGACACCCCGCCGGGGGACTGGCTCTATGACGTCGGTATGCCAATTGGCAACCTTACAAGTCAGCTTTTTGCGAACATATACCTCAACGAGCTTGACCAGTATGCAAAGCACGTCCTTGGCATCCACTACTACATCCGATACATGGACGATGTAATCATACTGGCAAAGGACAAAGAGACCCTGCACAGCTGGAAAGCCCAAATTGAAGCATTCTTGAACGATGAATTACACCTCGATCTGAACGACAAGACCTGCATCCGACCCGTCCGGCAGGGCATTGAGTTTGTGGGCGTCCGCATCTGGGCCACCCACATGAAGCTCCGCAAGTCCACCACGGGACGCCTGAAGCGGGAAGTCCGAAAGATCACTGAACTGTACGCCACCGGGCAGATGAGCAAACAGGACTTTGACCGCCGCACAGCCAGCATAAACGGCCTGATCGACCACACCGACAGCGCCAGCCTGCGCGGCCGCCTGAACCTGATCTACTTTGACACCATGAAGAAGAACGGAAAGCTCATACAGCCCGACGCCGGAATCTGGAAGGAAAACCACAATGCAAGAGCACAAAAGCTGGCCTGACCTCTGCGAAAGCCTGCTGGACAAGCTGGAAGAAGCAGGGGAGGACACGACCACAGAACGCGCAGAATTCGGCGTGCTGATGGTGGACTGCTGTATGCGCGGCTGTGGCGCAGACCTGCGGCCAAAATCCGAACAGATGGGAGGTGAACTGAAATGAGCCTGAAAGCCATCTGGGAAGCGTGGGGGCCTGTCATGGTCACGCCTGCTGTCATCATCCTGCTGTCCCTTGTCGAGATCGCGCCTATCAAGATCAACCCGTGGTCGGCCATTATGAAGTTTTTGGGCAGCCGCATGAACGCCGACGTCACAACCCGTCTGGACACCATGCAGGAATGCCAGAACGAAACACGGCAGAAACTGAACGAGCATATCAAGAAGGACGACGCCCAGACCGCCAGCCTTTGGAGAACGCAGATCCTAAGATTTAACGATGAACTGCTCCATGACCGACGCCACACCAAAGAACACTTTGATGAAATCCTTGGCACCATCAAGGATTACGAAACTTACTGCCATACGCACGATGACTACCCCAACGGCAAGTGCGTCCACGCCATTGCCAACATCAACCGCGTGTACGACGAGCTGCTGGAAAGCCACGACTTTTTATGACCCATAACAGAGAGGAGTGATTTTGTATGAGCATCGTAACCTTTAAGCGCGGCGACACCACCGCACTGACCAAAAATTTCACCCGTGACGAATTCCAATGCCAGTGCAAAAAGTGCGAAGCCCAGATGATCGACACGGAGCTTGCGGAAAAGCTGCAACGCATCCGGGACGTGCTGGGCGTCCCTCTGAAGATCACGTCCGGGTATCGCTGCATTGTCCACAACGCAAGCAAGGCCGTCGGCGGCAGCCGCACCAGCAAGCACCTGTATGGATTTGCCGCCGACTGGCGCACCATGAACCGAACCGTGAACCCGGTAGCGCTGGGCATCATCGCGCAGGCCGTCGGGTTTGGCGGCATCGGGATCTACTGGCACCCCAAGGCGGCCATGTGCCACGCGGACACCCGCGCCGGGAAAGCGACCTGGCTTTGCACGTCGCCGGGCGTCTATCCCTCGACCACATACAATGCCTTTATTTTGCCCACCATCCGGCAGGGCAGCACCGGGGCAGCCAACCGCAGCGCCATCATCATGCTGCAAAAGCTGCTCAAAATCAAAGAGGACGGCACTTTCGGGCCTGCAACCACGCAGGCCCTTATGTGTGCCCAGAAGCAGCACGGACTTGTTGCGGACGGTATCTGCGGCCCTGCATCGTGGCGGGCGCTGTCCGGCGCGGACAAGTACCTTGCCAAGCTGTGAGGTGATACCAGTGCAGGAGCTGAACATCAACGTCACACCCGCAACCGGCCACCAGCGCAAGAGAAAGCGCCCGCAGCGGCGTTTTATGGACAAGGCAGTAATCTATTGTCTTTTCATGTGCACCGTGCTGGACGCCGCAATTCTGGCCATCTACTGGCACAGCATGACCGCACCGGACAGTCTGGCCATTGCCGCCATGGCATCCCCGTGGATGGTCGAGTTTGGAGCGATGGCCACCATCAAGAAGCACAAGATCAAAACCCCGGCAGACGACAGCCAGCCGGACGACGAAGCAAAAGGAGAATAATATCATGGATGAATTTATGAAAGTCGCTATTACCGCCTGCATCCCCGCTCTGACCGTTATTTTCGGCTGGGGCATCAACAAGGCCGCCAGCATCGCCAACAGCTATGTGCATAACCAGTTTGTGCAGCATTGCATCCAGAACGCCGCAAACGCCGTTTCTAACGCGGTGTCTGACATCAACCAGACTTACGTTGACAGCCTGAAGGAGCAGGACAAGTTTGACGAGGAAGCACAGAAACGCGCCTTTGCCGACGCTCTGGCAACCGCTAAAAGGTCCCTCACCAATGAAACGATCCTGTTCATCAAGGAGACCTTTGGCGACGTGGATGCCTACCTCAAGCCGATGATCGAATCGCAGGTACGCGCCCAGAAGACCTATATGTGACGTTTTCGTGCCGTCACGCAAACATGACCATTTTCGGCACCTCACGAAAATGGTATGCTCCCGACATAAATGCCGGAAGCATACGGCCTTAAACGCGCTTTTTGCAAAAAGTCAGCGTAAAATCAGCGTAAAACGCGCGATTTGCGCGTGTTAAATGCGCGCCGCGCGATTCCTGCCCCGCTTGACAAGCCGCCGGAGCCGCGCTAAAATAAACCTACTTGAAAGGCTCTGGCCTTTGTAGAGAGCGGTGCGCCCGGTCTGGGCGGCCCCGTTCTTGATTTTCTTCATTTGGCCGCCACGGCAGCACAAAATCCCCTGATCTGACCGAAGTCCAACGCACCGCGCCGGGTACACAGGTAAGCAGATCGGGGGCTTTTTTTATTTGCAGCTTGATTAGAACTTGATTAAAACTTGATTGGAACTTGCTTAAATATCCAAGTTTCAAACTTAACAAAGGCCCGTCTTTGAGCATTTCCGCTCTTGGATGGGCCTTTTTTCTTTTCCACATTTTGCACGGGCTTTTCAACACAATAATGAGTACAAACCATTATCTTGCCTGTTGACTTACTCACAAAAGTAAGTGATAATAGGCTTGTAAGAACGAAGTACGCAACACAATTTCGATTATGTTTCGGAGGTATTCACCATGAAGAAGTTTGAAGTCGGTCACACTTACTTTGACCAGTACGCTTGCGACCATGAGACCCTGTCCACCATCAAGATCGTAAAGCGCACCGCAAAGACCGTCACCTTTGAGCGCCACGGCAAGACCCGCCGCGCAAAGCTCTACGAGGACTGCAACGGCGAGTACATCATCCCCGACCACTACTCCATGGCCTGTGTCTACCGCGCAGAGCGGGAGCTGCTGGACGAGGAGCCGGAGCAGGAGGTCATCACCGACTACGCAGTGTCGGAAAACCTGCTTGTTCTCACAGCCGGGGAGAAGATCATAGATCGGCTCTTTGGCAGCAGCAACTTCCGAAAGAAGGAGCTGGACTTCCTGATCGCCCTTGCAGATCGGGCCACCAGCGCCACCAACTGAACAAAGCCCCGGTGAACCGCAATCTGCGGCACCGGGGCTTTTCTTTTTACTTTTTCAGTTTCACGGCCGTGCCGTAAGAATAAATATAGCCATTGCTGTTGTTCAGGTTTTGAAATCGAACGCTGATGACAGCATCCGCACCAACCTTTTCGCCTGCACGATTCAGATCTACACAAATTGCATCATTTATGATGCCTGCCATCTTGGAAGAATCGCCTTTCATAGCCCCTTTGAAGTCTAAGCCGCGGAAGCTATCCTTTGCATTTATGAGCGTCATGGCCGTTACAGGGCCGATATATTCGGCGATCTCTACGCCCTGAAGCGTGTCGGTTGTTGTAATAATCATGATTTTATTCTCCTGTCATCTCTATATTATTCCACGCCATCGGCGCGATGCGACTTCATGAAATCGTCCATAGCCTTTTTAATAACCGCGCTGGGCGTCGTTCCTGCTGCTATACAGGCTTCTTTGAACTCTGCCGCATACGTCCTGCGCACCTTTGTCCCTACAATGGTCATGTGTTCTTTATCCCATTTTGCGCTTGCTCTTTTCTGCGATTCGTAAACCATCGTTGCGCCCCCTTTCTTTGTTTAACAGTATAATGCAATAAAACCGCCTTTGCAACTCATGAAGTCTGTCTTTTTATATAGTTAAACGGTATAAAAATTGACAAAAAGTACACAGAAACATTGACGCTTTACCTGTTTACATATACGTTTAACCGTAGTAAGATAAAGGCGTGGCGAGGGAAGCCCGACCGGAAGGCAAGGGGTGAAGGATGTACCGGGAGCGCAAGAGCATCACGCCAGCTAAGACAGTAACCCACTTCCCGCGCATATTTGGAAATCCACGGCAGGCCAGCGCGGCCGCCTGAAAATTTCCAAATTTTTTTGAAACAAATCTTTTCACACTTGTTGACTTACTCACAATAATGAGTGATAATATAATCACAGAATGATTCACAGCTCACTAATATGAGAGAGCGACAATGACAGCTGATGGGCGGAGGTAAAACAAAATGACCAAGTACACGAAGTTCGAAGCGATCTTCAGAAACGAGACGCTGGTGTTCACCGACAGAGATCCGAAGTTCAGGAACCGCTTGGATGTCTACAATTACATCTGCGCAGATCAGCTCGGCAAGAAGTACGGGAAGCTCATCCGCATCAATGAATCCACGGTTTGCTACTAAGAGGGAGGGCTAAATTATGATGTTGAACATGACAGAGACCGATTACGAGAACTGGCGCGATGACCTCCGCTGCGGCGGACAGGAGGAGTACGATACCCAGTATTCTGCGGCTTCCCTGTACGAGGGCGGCTGGCGGGCCCGCGATCTTCCCGACCTGATCGAGCAGTTCAACTTAACCGGCGACGAGGCCGAAAGAATTTACAATGAGCTGCTCGAAATTGAGCAGGAAGCCGAAAGTAAGGAGGACTGAACCATGAAACGCTATAAGGTGTACGTCTACAACACGGTTGATAAGTTCTGGGACTGCTACGAGGTCAACGCAATCGACCCGGTGGACGCCCGGAACGTAGCCGTGCAGCGGCTGGTGGACGAGACCGGGCACGGTCTGGACATCAACGAGCTGACCGATGTGTGCGAAGTCAAAGAGTAAGGGAGGACAAGACCATGTTTGAGATCACCGACGCCGAGAAGCTGAGAGACGCTTACACCCTGCTGGCATTCATCCGGGACGACGTTCCCACCACCACCGCCGAGCAGAAGTCCGGCTTGGCCGCCTTTATGGTCAGCATCAAGAAGGAGATCCGGGCCTACAACAACCGCCCGGCACCTGACAGCCGCATTGTCGAGGAGCGCGGCATTGATGGCTACATTGAACTGGTGCAGCTCCCGGACGAGCTGGACAAGGCCAGCAAGGCCGATGCAGACGAGTGGTTCCGGTGGAACCGCTACTACGAGTTTTACCCGACGGCCTATGACTGCTCTGGGCAGCGCTTCACAAATTGGTACAAGCTGCACCGCCGCTGCGGGCACTGGTTCGCATATCATTCGGTCAGCTTTGACGTTTAATCAAAAAGGAGGACAAAATCATGCTGGACAAGAATGGAATCGAGATCAAGACCGGGGACGTCGTAAGAATCACCGGGGCGTACTTCAAAACCGACAACGCGCTCTACTTTGTGGAGCACAGCGACGGAGATCCCGACTGGTGCGGGAAAGACCATTGCCTGCTGAAGATCAAGCGCAACGGCGAGCCGAGCAAGGCAAAAAATGCGGTCTGTTTCTGGCCGATCATGGTCACGGTCAATGGCTATGAGAAGTACACCACCGCAAAGCTGTGGAACAAGGAACACGCGCAGATCGAGATCGTCGAGGGCATCGACAAGACCCACATCGCTGAGTATTTCCGGGACAGGGCGCAGCAGTGTGACAAGTGGATTGAGCGGTACACTTGGGACTTTGGCGCGGATAGCAACTCCGTCAAGGAGCAGGAGCAGTACAAGGGCTTTTATAATTCCGTCGTGGCAAGATTGGAGGTCTGAACAATGAAACATCTAACACTTGCAGAAAGCACATACAACCGGATTACCGATGGGGTCAATGACGGTCTCACCGTCTGGCACTTGAGAAAAAACACTCTTAGACGGCTGGGAATGACCGGCAGCGGATTTCTTGTTGGAAGTCTTTTCGATGCGGACGGCAACTTTTTACACGACGTTGTAATCTCTCACAAAGGGAAAAGCAACCCCGCCTGATGATGGCTGCGTGGCAGCAGCCGAAACGCTCCACCCGGAGCGTCGCGGGAGCCAACCGCAAGAAAGGAGCATCCACATGAAAACGAAAACCTACATTCTGCAGGCCGGGTTCCTGCCCATCGGTCAGACCGACGTGACAGGCTGGCGCACCTATTCTTTTCACACTGGCCGCGGTGCCTACGACAATGCCGTGGCAGCCTACCGCAGCGAGATGAACCGCAACAAGAACCCGAATGTCAAGTACCGCATCGTCAGCGCCTACGACACCACCCGCAAGGACGCCTATGTCCCGGTGTTTGGCTTTAAGAGCGCGGCCAGCTCCCTTTAACTTGCCGGTAACTTGCCAGCAAGCCCGAAATATCATAAAAAGGCGGTGAAAGATTGAACTATAAATACATCTGGGCGTGGGAAATCCTCAAAGGGACGACGAGCGCGGACATCGTGCGCGGCATCGTTTCACTTGCCCGGGAAGAAAACGCCCCGCCCCGGGCTATCATGCGGCTGCATGATGGCCGCTGGCTGACCCTCGAAGACCTCTCAAACGAAGAGCTTGTGCAGCAGATCGAGAAAGAAGCAAAAAACATGATATAACGCCAAACCACCACCACCCGATACCGTATCCATACATCTGTCAGAATCTGGTGCTGGTACTGGTGGTACTTAAAGTTTATATCAATTTAATCTTAGAAGGAGAACGTAAAGGTTACGAATAAAGGGAGATCACAATGAACGACCTTGCAATTTTTGAAAACCCCGAATTTGGCCACATTCGCGGCCTGAAAATCGAGGGAGAGCCGTGGTTTGTCGGGAAAGATATTGCCGAAGCTCTGGGCTATGCGGATACGGCCGCAGCTCTCAAAAAGCACGTCGATGATGAAGACAAGAAACTTTTCAAGGCCGACGATTTGCCGACCTTGAAAACGTCCAACTACGGCGCGTACCTTATCAACGAAAGCGGCCTATACAGCCTGATGCTGAAAAGCAAGCTGCCCGGCGCAAAGAAGTTTAAGCGCTGGGTCACATCGGAAGTGCTGCCCAGCATCCGCAAGACCGGGGCATACTCCATGCCGGGAGCTGGCCGGGCCGCACCTGTGGAAGACGCCATGTTTGAACGGCTCTGGGCAGAGCTGGAACGGAAACAGAAGCTCAACGGCTACGTTGACCGCTTTTGCAGCTATTTCGGATGGAGCCGCCGCTATTTCCTGTCCGGGATGTACAAGCTCATGAAGCGAAACGGCTACAACGTCGATGCACTGACCCTGCGGATGCAGGTAGCAACCCACGACTATGCAATGTCCACCATGCAGGCGGTCGTCATGGATGAAGAAGCCTTTAACCTGTTCTGCAAGATCGCAGAATACGGCATCCAGCGCAACAACATCCCCAAAACTGTGGAGGAAGCATTTTTATGAACAATACCCTGTCATCCCTGAACAATTACCTTTTTGAGCAGCTGGAGCGCCTGACCGACGACAGCCTGACCCCGGAGCAGCTAAAGCAGGAAATCGACCGCACAAAGGCCGTCACGCGGGTTTCGGAGCAGATCGTGAACAACGGCAAGCTGACCCTGCAGGCCATGCGCTTTGCAGACGAGAAGCTGCCGCCGGACGCCAAGATGCCCGCCATGCTGGAGGTGGATACCAATGGCACAAAGGTTTAAGCCGGAAGTTCACGCTTTTATCGCCGCCCACGTCGCCGGGACGCCAACGTCTGAGCTGGCCGAAATGACAAACGCAGCCTTTGGCACCAACTTCACCGCGGCGTCCATGAAGTCATACAAGGCCAACCACAAGCTGAAAAACAACCGGGGCACCGGGCAGATCAAGGGCAAACCGACAAAAGCTTTCCCGGCCAACGTCCGGGAGTACATCTTTTCCCACTACAAGGGCACCGGGCACCGCCAGATGTGTGAGCAGCTCTTTGAGCGATTCGGCATCCAGTACACCCCGGAGCAGATCAAGCAGTATTACGCCCGCAACGGCCTGAACAGCGGCCTGACCGGGTATTTCAAGAAAGGGCACTGCCCATACAGGCCAAAGCCCGGAGTACACGCGCAGGGCTGCGAGAAAACATGGTTCAAGCCCGGCCAGACCCCGCACAACATCAAGCCAATTGGCTATGAACGCACAACGCGGGATGGCTACATCGAGGTCAAGATCAGGATGCGGAAGTCCCGCCCCGGCAGCAATGACAACTTTGCCCCGAAGCACCGCATCATCTGGGAGAGGGAACACGGCCCGCTGCCGCCGGGATACGTCATCATCTTCAAGGACGGCAACCGCCAGAACCTTGACCCGGATAACCTTGCAGCCGTCACCAAGCAGGAACGGCTGGACATGAACCGTCACGACCTGTTCAGCAGCGACCCGCAGGCAACAGAAACGGGCATCCTGCTGGCCCGGCTCCGCACCACCGCCAGCCAAAAAGAAAAGGAGATCAAAAATGGAGAAAATGACAAACGCTGAAATCACCCTCAAACTTGCCAACGGCCAATTGACCATCGCGGCGGCCCCGGACGCCATCAGCGGCCTGAACCTCTTGAAATACCTCGATCTGGCCGAATGCGCCATCATCGGCGCCAACTACACCGACACGAACACTGCAATGAACACCGCCATGGAACACGCATCTGCAATCATCGCGGGCGTCATGCACACTGTGGGCGACGAAAACACCCGCCCGAAGATGGGAGCCATCGTCCACGCCACCCAGGTTTCGCCGTTTCACCTGCACTGCGTCATCCAGAAGCCCAGCGCCCCGGCGGCCAAAGGAAAATTTTTTACCCAAGAGGGAGGGCTGTACATCGGCGTCGATAACTCCGACGGTAACGCATGGACGGAAGAATTTGCAGATCGGCAGCAGCTTTTCCTTTGGTTCGCTGGCCAGCCTTGCCACGACGCCCATGGAACGCCCCTGAATCAGTGATATGCTTATCACTGGCCCGCAACACCGCGAGCCTATAAAAGCGCGGCACACAGGCCGCCAGACGCCCGCCCGGCGGGATATAGCCGGGAGAAAGGTTTTTCCTATGGAAAACATGATCGACATCCTCTTTGACCAACTCGTTGACAGTGACACCGCTTGGGACATCAAGCACGACAAGGCCACGCAGGACGCGCTGAACGACATCTTTGACAAGTCCTCGCTGCCCACCAATTACCAGATCCGCATCGGCGAGATCGTCAGCACCGAAGCCGTGGCACAGGCCCGCGCAGGGTTCCG